TTCATATGTTTCAATTACTGGTGATATTTAGAGTTATCTTTTGCAAGATGAACAATCTTTGGAGAAAAGTTACAATAGGATTCAAATACTTCAGGAAATGCATACGAAGGACCAAAGGTATGAACATCTTGTGTTCTTTCTAAAAAGTATCTGTTGATCTGTGTTTCATCGTGCCATACAGCAACAATATCATTTTCTAAATCACGATTAACTCTTGCTTCTAACTCATCTATCATAGCACATACATGAGGAACTTTACCACCCCATAAACATCCTTGCCAATAAACAGGAGGAAGTGATTTAGAAACATCTACATATGCTTCACACTTTGGATTCTGTTCATATGCACCTGGTGCTTTAGTATGTGGATCCATACCAAGGTAATGACATGGATGATGAACACCAAACAAAGGTTTATCTGTAAGGAACTCTTCTTCAGTAATAGTGGTTACAGGTATAGCATCAGCATCTATAAAGACTAACCAATCACACTCATCAATAACATCTCTTGCCTTATTAATAATCTCAAATCTTTTAAGAGTAATGAATGGCCAATCTAAATGCTCTTGAGGATATACTTTAAGATTGTCTGGTGTATCATTCAACTCACCATCAGTGAATGCAAGTATAACCTTTTCAGTATTAGGTAAGAAATACTTTTCTATATTCTCATAATACTTTGGAAGATAATCAAGATACCTATTAGTGCCTATAAAAGTAATAGCAACTTTCATTATATTACCATCCAATTTCTAGGAACAATATCACTCGTATCCATTTGTTCATTATTAGATCCAGCAAACCAACCAGAAGGTGCAACCACTTGATCACTATCTGATAACCATGCACCCCACCAAGAGAATGAACTGTTAGCAATGATATGTCCCTTACATAAAGTCATCAGACACATATCAACATAAGCACTATTCTCTTCTGCAACTAGGAATCTATCAGAAGCAAATAATTCTTGCTCATTACACCAATCAGGATCATCAGAGAAGACAACAATAGTAGATCTCTTATCAAACTGCTTCAATGCTTTCTCATAATACTCAAGTCCCAATGCACTATGATTTGGGTTACTAATATAATCAGTTCTACGAATATGTAATGATACTGGTTCATCTATCTCTGCTACCATATCCTTACATGGTGATGATATCTCATCCTTGAACTCAAAGTCTCCCTTTATCTCATCTTTTATATGCTTAAAATATTTCTCTGTCTGAAAGAATCCTTGTATACTTACCCAATCAGGACAGTTATTAAATAGATCTTCATTAAAAGTAAAACTTCCTTCTTGAACTACTGGTCTATCCTGATCAATAAACTGTAAGTTAAGTTGATTAGTATTCTTTAACTTGAATGGTTGAAGTAATTGATGTTGTGCTGCACCAGTTCCAACAGCATTATAATATTGATGATGATCTTTCCATTCTCCCTGCATCTGTGACGGAGGAATACAGTACTCATACCCTCTATTTCTAGCAATGCCTTTAAGTGCTGCAAATTGGAACATCTGATTACCTAATCTTCCAAGATGTCCCAGTGCATTAAATCCTATCATTACACAAAATCTTTTTTACAATTATACAAAAAAAGAGGGGTTTATGCAACCCCTCCTTAATACATTATGTGTTCAGATCTAGAAATCTAAATGATGATTGTCCGTACCTGTCTCCTCATCATAATGAACTGGCATTTCATTAGCAAATGCGGGAACACTAGTCATCCAATCAATCAACTTATCAACTCTTTCTCCTCCACCACCTGATGAACCTCCAGTTGCTCTTGCATCACATTTTGCAGAAATTTCCTTAACTGCTTTCTCTAATGCTTGTAATCTTGCTTCTACTTCTACATCATACTTTGACATAGATGCTCCAGATTCAGACTTTGCTGCCTTTCCTTTTGCCATAATCTCAATTAAAAATTAGTATATCTATTTATGAGGTAAGTTTTTGTAATAAATTTTTCTTTACTGGTTGCTTCTCTGCAACTACTTCCTCAACCTTAACCTCTTCTACTGGCCATGGAACATCATATTCCCAATTCTTTTCTGTATCAAAGGTTTCTGCTGGATTACCCAAACATCTTTGTAATAATCTAACACGTATAGTATCCTTTTTGAATACTGGTTGTGGTGTTACAATCCTACCGAGTTCAATATACTCTACACAGGAATTTGTTTTTGGTTCCACTACAGGAACATACTTTACTTCTTTAGGCATGATTAATCTCCTTTATCATGAGTATCACCAGTGTAAGGTTGAGTTCCTATATCTGGTGGTGGATTATTTTCAAAATCATCAACGACTGCTTCTACTTCACTCTCAAAGAGTTTTTGAAACCATTGCTTTGTTGCAATGATAGCAGTCCAGATTCGATCTCTTTTTCTCATGATTAATATGTGTGAGGGTGAGTGTCTATATCTGCATGCTCAATATTATCTATACTTTCAATGTGACCATGATCAATATCAATGTGCCACTTCTTTTCAAGTGCAACAGCAATCCTTTCAAGTGCTGATGCTATGCGAGAAAAGTCTTCACTCATGAGTAACTCCGTGCTTCATCTTTAGTGTAGCAAGGAACACCAGCAGGGTCAAGCCATTTTGTGTATTCAAAATCTTCCATAGCAGTGGTCAATTGCATACCATTGTCACATAGATACATGTCCTTGTATCTCTTTGTCCAACTATCCATCTTCTGGATGCGATAATCAGGTTTACCGTTTTCTAGAGTGCCGTTCTCAACATAACGATAAGGGAATCTTTCAAGTAGAACAGTCATTACGATAGGTCTTCTGCTATAACTTCCATTAGTATATCATAATCTTCCAGTGGTTCGCCAGTAAATTGTATCAATTCCTCCCTTTCGTAATATTTCTTAACCTTTTTAAACAACTTTGGTTTCTTTACATCCAGATAAATTTCCTTATTTGCAGCAGCCCGAAGGGTGCTTATGTCTTTCTTAAACTTTGTAGTAAGCGTCATTGCTTTGTTAGGTGGACGTTTATATTATAAAGGTTTAGAAGGTGGAAGTCAAGACTCTGCACTTCCTCCTGTAGTATGCATGCGAACATACTCGTCAGAGGGAGTCAAGACCGCACTTACCTTTCCATCAGTAACTGCAATCTTTTCACCATTCTCAACTCTCCTAATGATACCATCAGGATCTTTTGCATACTCTTCGATTGTAATGGTTTTCATTCTTTAATGCTCTCCGCATAATCAATGTCAAACTGTTTTAATCCAGCATCAGTTAAGATGTGCTTGTACATACCCTCAAATACTTTTGGAGGCATTGTAACAATGTCAGCACCATACTCAAATGCTCTAGCAGCATCTCTTACACCACGTAGAGAAGCAGCAAGGACTTCAGTTTTTATACCATGTACATTATAGACCTTTGCGATGTCTTTGACAAGACATAATCCACCAAATGAATTATCATCCACACGTCCTACGAATGGTGATACATATGTAGCACCTGCTTTAGCAGAAAGAATTGCCTGTGCTTGAGAGAATATCAAGGTAACATTTACTTTGATACCACTATGAGATAACTCTTTACATGCAGTAAGTCCATCGACTGTGCAAGGAACTTTAATTGTAGCAACCTTACCAAACTTCTTATGAAGTCTTTTACCTTCAGATATCATATTCTCTGCGTTACCAATCACTTCCATACTAATATCTGTCAGTCCAATATCTTTAAACTCTTGATACACATCCTCATGGTTCTTACCACTTTTACGAATAAGAGTAGGGTTGGTTGTTAACCCATCAATCAATCCACTTTTGAAGTGTTTACGAACGACATCTGTTTCAGCAGTGTCAAGAAAAATTTTCATTGTGATAAATTAAGTAAAGTATATAGTTAACCTTGCCAAATCATATCAGGCATAGGTGCATTGGGAGTGGATCTCAACATAATCAGTAATAAAAAATAACAGAGGAACCAAGTAAAGTTCAGAATAATATTCTGTCTCCATAGAAACTTTCTAACTCTAGTAGCAGTTTCTACTTTTTTCACTGCAACAGGATCATACTCATTGCCTTTCGCTCTTAAAATCTGTTCTATGATAATAGAAACAAAAAGACTAATGACAAAAGGTAAGAACCAGAAATCTAAAAAATTTGATAAGAAAAATAAAAACTCTTTCATAATCCTAATTTTATTTTGGATGGTTCTACAATCTCTATCTCAAAAGGTTTTTCAAGAAGTGCTTTGATATTCATATATGCATAAGCAGTGAATACTTGTGGCACTATGAATGCTATCATTGCTACTGTCCAAAAGACATAGTAGTAATTTTCTTTACGTTGTGTTCTCATCGGTTTGTAAGTGCAGGGACATCTCCATCATCATCATCTTCATCCCAAGGATCTTCCAATTCAGATTTTAACTCTTCTATTCTCTGCTGTAAAGCTTTATACTCTTCCAAATCACATTCTGTTTTCTTTTCAAAATTTACACCTAATAACTCAGTGCCAGGTTTGACATCTCTCATCTCTGGATGCACTGCTTTCTTTACTTCAGTAGTCCATTCACCTGATATACGACCAGCATTAAAGTCTTGAACTGATCTAGATCTTATTCCAGAAATAACAGAACGAACTGCCCATACTAAAAGAAGAATCCATGTAAGTATAAAAACTGTATCTGTTACTGGGTTCATCTATTTAGTAACCTCTTAATAGGCACTTGCCTTACTTTTTCTATAACATCATCTAGTATATCAGTCTCCACTTGATCTTTGATCGCATCAATGACATTTACATCAAGGTGCATGAATGGTGGAATGATACCAAGTATACGAAGTAATCCATCAAGGAATAATGCAAGGCAGGTAAATCCAAGAATCATACTAATGATTGTTGCTTCACGATTATGCTTTGCCATTGATGCTTCATCAATTCTTCTTGCCTCTTCAACTGCTTCGGCAATCATTGCATCAATTTCTGCTTTAGTATAGCAGATCCTTTTGATGGTGTCTTCGGTCATTTTTATGTTTATACATTCTCATTATAACATTTGTTAATATATATGTCTACATCATCTCATGAAGATGAGTAGATGGTCTTTCCCCCATTTTTGCTCTCTTGTCCCTATCAAGTTGGTACAATTTTTGCATCATCTCTTGTTTCTTTTCAATATCATCTAACTTCTTGTGGACATCCTTGAGCTCGGACTCAATAGATCTGTCGGTCATTCGGTTTTTAAAATGCTTCTCTCAAACCTCCCTGCCTAAAACTACACGACAAGTTGTTGATTTGAGTATTATTATTTATCTAATTTCAAAGTCTAACTTACGAACTTTACGTTTTCTTCTTTTTTCTTGCCATTGAAGATCATTAGAAGATAGACCTTCGGTTTCCTTCTTATCTAGTCGGGTTATCACTACCCTTTTTAAATCTGTTGCAGATACAGCATCATCAGTAATAGTCATCATGTTCGGACAACCGCACACTTGTGTCTTGTTACTACTAGTGAGTTCTGTATTACACTCTTTACATCTTACACTTAACATTGTTCTTGATCTAAACGTCCATAATTATCTTCGTATCTTTCTATATCATCCTCTCCTAGATAAGATCCACTTGATACTTCAACTATCCTTAATGGAACTCTGCCTGGATTAGATAATCTATGAACTGCTCCTAATGGTATATAGGTGCTTTGGTTCTCATATATTAATGTTTCTTTACCATCCACTTCTACCTTGGCAGTCCCTTCTACTACAACCCAATGCTCTGCTCTATGATAATGTTTCTGTAGAGAAAGACTTGCACCAGCATCTACATGAATACTCTTAACTTTATATCTATTACCTTGGTCAGTAACAACATAATGTCCCCAAGGTCTTTTTTCTTTTTCCATTTTAGTCTCCGAACAAATGATGCTTTGAAGTGCCAGCATTATCATTTGATATATTTCCTATACCAGTCTCTTCAGTTTCCTCTAGTGTATACTCCCAATCTTCTATCACAGTATTAGCAAGCATCCTATCAGAAAGAAGATCCATTTGTTCTCTTGCTATCTCTTCACTCTCTGCATCAAACCAAAAATCAATACACTTACCAATCCTTAATAGATGTGGTTCAAGAAGAGGAGCAATTCTTTTAGTATTATTCATCACTGCGTTACCAGCAGCATCAGATACAGATCCTCTTAACCTAACATGAACAAGTGCTTTGAATCTCATCTATCTAAAAAATATTGGGGTGGGAGGTAGGATTAAATGTATACCTACAAGTGAGGGGCATTGCTACATTGAGTAGATTTTTACCGCACTGTATATGTCCCGATTGGTAAATCGATTCTGGAGACTCCTCCAGCGGCCACCACGCCTGACACATCACCTTAACCAGCCTTATGCCAGCAAGTTTATTCAGTCACTCCCGTGTTGGGTTCGTCAACTCAACAAATATAATATACCACCTCTGTCAACCCTTGTCAACCCCCTTCCTCATCTAGGTCTTCTTCTAATGACACGATCTCCAATTCATCCATATCCTCAAGGTCAATCCATTCACCAAACTCCTCATATAATGCAATCTTTTCTCCACAAAGTTCTGCTTCATCTATTTTATCAATTGCCCACTCTCTTACATGTGCAATGATATCTTCAGTTGTTTTCGGTTCCATAATAATCTTTTCTGAAGTATCTTGAGAGGATGTTACTATTATAGAACTTTGGTGTTCCGTCGTCAAGTTGCTCTGTAAGAACTCCGTGTGCAAAGAGTTGTCTGGTTTCCTCGAAGTTTGTTTTGCCCTTTGTATGATGTAATGATAAGATAGTTCGACTAAAATTTTCTCTGCCCATCTTCCCAATCTCTTCTTTAAGTTCTGGGCAAGACCCATAGTACTTCTTCCAATCGGATTCGGATTTAACTTTCCGTTTCTTTCCTTTTGGTGTTCTAAATTGCCAGAAGTATTTACGTCCAATATATTCTCTTCCGTTTTTATTATTTAGGATACTATATACAAATCCATAATAGTCTCCTATATCAGTTGATTCAAATACTTTTCGATTATATCTCCAAGGATTTTCATACTTAATAGTCATACTCGTCAAGGACATCCAATGCATTATTTAGAATGCGTTGGGCAGCACCTCTTTGACGTGCATCCCATTCAGGATACCAACTATGATTTGCAAGACCTGCTTTCATTTGATCAAGTCTTGCAGCCATATCTATCTTTTTCAATCTTCCATTCATATATTCAGGATGCGATGGGAAAGGTGGAGAAGGTCTCATACACTTTCCTCTATTTAATCACAAACTATAATTTAAAACCACTAAATGTGTCCTTTTTAACATCTTGTTTTATTCCCCCCACAACATATGACTCAACTTCTGTCTCCTGTGGTGCTACCTGTAATCCTTTAGAACTAATCCAATGCTCTGTCCAAGGTAATGGATTATTCTTTGCTGGAATATCATAGGTAGGTTTCAAACCAATAGATCTTAATCTTCTATTTGCAACCCACTCAACATACTGCTGTAATAATTTATCATTCAAACCAATCATACTACCATCTTTAAATAGATACTCTGCCCATCTCTTCTCTTCATTGACAGCACGATCAAACATATCATATGTCCATTGTTCTTCCTCTTTTACAATGTCAACCATCTCTGGATCATCACCCTTTCTCCAATTGTTTAATATATTCTGCGTAATGGCAAGGTGTTGGTTCTCATCACGAGCAATAAGGGAGATAATCTTGGCTGATCCTTCCATGAGTTTGAGCTCACCAAATGCAAAGGAGCAAGCAAAAGAGACATAAAAGCGAATACCTTCAAGGATGTTAACATTGGCAACTGCACGATAAAGTTTACGTTTCACCTCTTTCATTTCTAGAACAGGTAAAGATGTGTCAAGAGACTTATCCATATCTCTCCACAGAGAACTTTGACCCCACTGCTGTGCTTCATTAATGAAATTATCATAAGATTCAGTTACACTAGCAGCACGTTCTAATATTTTTGGTTCTTTGATAATAGTATCAAATACTTCTGATGGATCAGAATACACATTTTTAATTACATAAGTATATGATCTGCTATGGATCATCTCCATAAAAGACCAGCACTCCATACATGCTTCTAATTCAGGTAGAGAACAGTAAGGTAGGAAAGCCATACCAGGAGCACGACCTTGTACGGAGTCCAGCATGATCTGGTACTTAAGGTTGCTGGTATAGATATGCTTTTGTTCTGGTCTAAGTGTTTGATAGTCTCCACGGTCTTTCTGTAATGATACTTCTTCTGGTCTCCAAAAGTATCCTAATTGAGACTTTGTTAAGTTCTCAAAAGATGGATACTTAAAATTGTCATACCTCTGAACACCAAGTGGTGAACCAAAGAACATTGGTTGCTTCTTGGTGTTTACGTCTGCGGTATTAAATACCGTCATTCCTTTGATTTCAGATGG